AGATCGGCGCGCAGTACGAGTCGGGCATCTTCTCGCCGTCCGGCCTCGGCTTCGATATCGGCATGGATCAGAACGTGAACGTGTTCACGTCTGGCACGCGCACGAACGGCACCGTTTCCGGCGCTGGTCAAACCGGCTCGACGCTGACTGTTACCGGCCTCGGCGCTGCCGCAACGGTGGCGAAGGGTGACACGTTCACCATCGCTGGCGTGTACGGCGTGAACCCGCAGAACCGCCAGACGACCGGTGTTCTCCGTCAGTTCACCGTGACCGCTGCCGCAACGGCTGACGGCTCGGGCAACGCAACGCTGTCGATCTTCCCGGCGATCAACACAGCGGCAAGCAACCAGCAGTACCAGACTGTTTCGGCCGGCCCGGCGAACGCGGCTGTTGTGACGTGGGACGTGGCGCCGTCGACGCAGTACAGCGCCAACCTCGCGTATCACAAGGATGCGTTCGCACTCGTGACCGCCGACTTGGAAGACGTGGCTCAGTACGGCGCATGGGGCGCACGCCGCATGCACAAGGGCATTTCGATGCGTATCAGCCGCCAGTACGCGATTGGCACGGACACTGTTCCTTGCCGAATCGACGTTCTTTATGGCTATGCGCCGATTTACCCGGAACTCGCCTGCCGTATCATCCGCTGATGGTGTTGCTTCAGCAATCGGCCCCCGCTTCGGTGGGGGTTTTTCATTCTGACGTCCCGATGCCATACGAAAAATTCCCCGCGTGGGCGACTAGTCCCGATGGTACGCAACGCATCGTCAACAGCCAGGACGAGTTAGACGCTCTCCCTGGCTTCACGGTGCCTGAATACGTGCCGCCTGTGCCGCGCGAGCAGAAGCCCGAATTCGTCGCATATCCGAAGTGGATCGGCGATCAGCTTGTGCAAAACGCGGAAGAAGAATCCGCACTGCTCGGCTCTGACGACGTGGACACGCGCGAAGCCCTGTTGCAGATCGCAGCAGAGAAGGGCGTAAAGATCGACAAACGATGGTCCGATGACAAGATTCGGGCTGCTCTTGAGGCTGCTTAATGACGACCGCCGTTGACCTCATCACGCTCGCGCTGAAGGACATAGGCGCACTCGGTATCGGCCAGGCTATTTCGGCTGAAGACACCGCAGACGCGCTCGCTACGCTGAACATGATGCTCGGTCAGTGGCAAGGCGAGCGCCTCTCCGTCTATCACCTGGTCGACACGGCGATCCCGTCGACCGGCAAACAGACGTACACGGTCGGCACTGGCGGCGATTTCAACGTTCAGCGGCCGATCAAGATCAACGCAGCATATGCGCGCCTCAATGCTGGCAGCTCGACGCCGATCGATTATCCGGTTCGGATTATCGAGTCGATGGAGGACTATTCGCGCCTTGCGTTGAAGGGGCTGCAATCGTTCCCTGCGTGGGCCTATTACGACCCGGCTTTCCCGCTTGGAAACCTGACGTATTACCCGATCCCGGATGGCACGTTTCAGCTTCACATCGTCACGATGGAAGCGCTGCCGCAGTTCACGGCGCCGGCACAAGTCATCAACCTGCCGCCTGAATACATGGCGGCGATCCGCTACAACCTTGGCCTGTATCTCGCGCCGTCGTATCAGATCGAGCCGCAACGATCGCTGGTCGGCCTCGCGCTGAATGCCAAGCGTGTTGTGAAGCGCATGAACTCGCAGATTCCGTCCATGACGATGCCTCGCGGCCTCGGCTCGAAGCAGCGGTTCAATATTTACTCTGGAAGTAACTACTAGCATTGCGAACGCGCAGCGGTTTCCGTATAATTATCCAAGTCAAAACTTGGGGGTTATATGGTTGCGCTAGTCGATATTACTGGGAAGAGGTTCGGTCGTTGGACTGTTGTTGGAATTGGTGACTCGGTTAAAAAGAAGCGACTCTGGCAGTGCGTTTGTGAGTGCGGGACGAAGGCTCAAGTAAATGGCGATAGCCTTCGTCGTGGCATTTCGAAGTCTTGCGGATGCCTGAGCGCAGACAACACCCGCTCTCGCATGACGACCCACGGAATGACTTCTCACCCAATGTTTGGTGTGTGGAAGGGGATGCTTGACCGATGCAGGAATCCAAACTCTAAGTCATATCGCGACTACGGATCGCGTGGGATTGATGTATGCGAGAGATGGGAGGATTTCGAGTCATTCTATGGTGATATGTCAGAGGGCTACATGCCAGGGATGACTATCGACCGCATCGACAATTCAAATGGCTACCAGCCTGGGAATTGCCGATGGATTCCGAGGTCGGAACAAAACAAGAACCGCCGGTCCACGATTTACGTGGATACGCCGCGTGGTCGTATGACGGTGACTGAGGCAGCAAGCGCAGCAGGAATCAGTTGGTTTGCAATGCGAAACCGGGTCATGAAGGGATGGCCGATAGAAAAGATACTTTCACCAAGTCAAGGAAAATAGAATGCGAGTCGCACTTACGGGCGGGGCATATACGGCAAAGAGCCTTATAAGTAACGCCCAAAGGTGCGTGAACCTCTACGCAGAGCAGAACCCACAGGACGCCGCGGCACCATTCACGTATTACCCGACGCCGGGGCTTACGCTCGTGTCGTCCCCTCCCGTTGCTGGCGAATCGCGCTGCATCTACACCGCGACGAATGGCAAGCGATTCGATGTTGTGGGCACGGACGTCTACTACGTTGACGCATCGAACGTCTATACGCAGATCGGCGTGCTTTCTACGCAGTCAGGCGTTGTTTCGATGGCCGACAATGGGGCATCTGTGTTCCTGGTTGATGGCTCTGCGATCGGTTACACGATCAATCTAGAGAATAACGTCTTTACCGTCTGCAATGATTCAGCGTTTTACGGCTCCGATAGGGTTGAGTACGTCGACGGATATTTCGTGTTCAACCAGCCGAAAACGCAGCACTTTTACATTTCGAAGTTTAACGATATCACGTTCGATTCGCTCGACATTGCAAGTAAATCGACGTATGCAGACAACCTTGTAACGCTCGCGGTCATGCACCGTGAGATATGGCTGTTTGGCGAGCTGACGACGGAAGTTTGGTACAACACCGGCGCGTCCGATTTCACCTTCGGCCGCATGCCGGGCGTGTTCATAGAACATGGATGCGCGGCGAAACATTCGGTCGCAAAGATTGATCTCGCGCTGTTCTGGCTCTCGAAAGACCTGCAAGGGCAGGGCTGCGTGTTCGCCGGCAGGAACTACGCAGCAGAGCGCGTTTCGACTCACGCGCTAGAGCAGGAGTTTCTAACGTACAGTCGGATGGACGACGCGATCGGCTTTTCGTATCTGCAAGGCGGCCACGCGTTCTATGTGCTGACGTTCCCGACCGCCAACAAGACGTGGTGTTTCGACACGGCAACCGGCCAATGGCATCAGCGCGGGTATCTCGAAGCAGACGGCTCGATCAGCCGGCATCGCATGAACTGCTATTCGTTCAACGGCGGGCAAAACCTCGTTGGAGATTGGGAAACGGGGAATGTCTACGCGCTAGATCCGGACGCCTATACCGACAACGGCAATCCGATTCTCTGCCTGCGCAGCTTCCCTCACATCAGCGGCTCGGACGGAAATCGCGTTCTTTTCCGTCAGTTCATTGCAGATATGGAGGTCGGTAACGGCTTGCCTGACGACTCCGCGGGGCCTGAAGTGCGGCTTCGTTGGTCGGATGATCGCGGGCGCTCGTGGGGAAATGCGGTCACGAACTCGCTCGGCAAGGTTGGCGAATACCTGACTTCGATCCAATGGCAGCGCCTTGGATATGCGCGCGACCGGGTGTTCGAGCTGTCATGGTCGGCGCCAGTCAAGACCGCGCTTAATGGCGCATGGGTCGACGTTTCGAGGGCCAGGACATGAGTTCGCCGACGAACTTTCCTGACGTTGGCGTTCCGATGACCGACCCGAAGACAGGCCGGCTTTCGATGGTCTGGTTTCAGCTATTGCTTGCGCTGTTCAATCGGACTGGCGGAACGTCGGGCGGTTCATCGGGCGACTTCACGGCAGAGATCGACGAGCTATTCCAGCAGCTTCAATCGCTGGTTTCGCCGAACTATGCGTCGGAACTTGCGCGTCGTATTGCTGATGTTGAGGCGGCTCTTTCGGCTCTCGCGTCCGCAATCCGCGATCCAGAGCCTGAATCGTTCGCGCCGACGCACGGCATTCAGGACGCGTCGGACCTTCACGCTGTAGCCACGCAGACCGCGAACGGCTTCTTGTCTAGCGCAGACAAGGCGAAGCTCGACGGTATTTCAGCGACGGTTGAAGACAAGTTCGTATCCGGCACGAATTTCACCCCTGGCACGACTACTAGCCTGACGCTTTCAAAGGCATACGCCAGCAAAGCGGCCGTTCTGGTTCATTTCGACAGCGTTTTCCAAGCCACGGACCAATACGCGATCAGCGGCAACACGATCACATTCACCTCTGCTATTCCGGTCGGTACGCAGAACGTCTACGCACGCGGGTAAGCAATGACAACGACTTACAAAGAAATGGTAAAGGGCGCTTCCCTTACCGGCACGTCTACGGCGCTCTATACGGCTCCGTCCAGCACGTTCGCATCGGTCCAGGCTGCGAGCGCCAACAACCCCACAGCGGGCGTTGTGACGCTCAACGTTTACAAGGTTCCAAGCGGCAGATCCGCGGACGGCACGACGCGCATTGCGTCGAAGAACATCGCCGCGGGCGTAACGGCGCAGTTTCCTGAGTTGGTCAATCACAAACTCGAGCCCGGCACGCAGATTTTCGCAGATGGTAACGGCTGCTCGATCAGTATCAGCGGCATCGAATACGTAAAGGATAGCGCTTGAGAAACTTCCTGAAGATCGCCGAAGGGCTCAACGTACAACCTCTGTTGAACGCTGTCTATCGAAAGCCGGATCTGTGGAAAGCAGACGACTTCTTGCGCAAGTTTCCGCAGGGTCCGTTCGGCGAAACCGACACGATTTATCTGCGATTTCAAGACAAGGTGAACGTTGAGAACGACGAGCAGCTTGAACTCTACAAGCAGAACAAGCTCGCCGGCCATGACCTGCATGAATGTCCGTGGCGCGACGAGATCAACGAACTGCCTGAAGCGCGCGCACACATCATGGCGCTTATGTCTTCGATGGGCGCAACGCGGCTGGGGCGCTGCATGCTGAATCGCATCGTACCTGGCGGCCGGATCTTCCCGCACGCTGATTCGCCGTGGCACGCGGAATATTGGGATCGCTATCACATCGTCATCCAGTCAGAGCCGGGCAACGTGTTCCGCTGCGGTGACGAGCAGGTATGGATGCGTCCCGGCGAAGTCTGGTGGTTCCAAAACGCGATCGAGCATGAGGTTATCAACAACTCGGCAGAGGATCGCATTCATCTTGTCGTCGACCTGAGATTCTAATGATCACATACGCAGTCGAGAAGTTCTCGGACGTGTACGGCGAACTGCTGCCGCTTCTGCATGAGCACTACGGCGAAATCTCGCTGCACAAAGATCACGGCGTGCCGCTCGATCCGAAAGTAGACGTCTATCGTGCGCGCGAGGCTGACGGATCGCTGATGATGGTTATCGGCCGCGAGGCAGGCGAGATCGTCGCCTACTTCGTGTGCTTCATCGCGACGGGGCTTCACTATCAATCGTGCCTGACCTGCTCGCCGGATATTTTCTTCGTCCGCGAAGATAAGCGCACCGGGTTGGCCGGCGTGCGTATGTTCAAGTTCGTTGAAAAAGAACTGAAGCGCCGCGGCGTGAAGCTGTGGTTTGTCGGCAGCAAAAACGCACACGATGCAACGGCGCTGTTCCGGTTCCTGAAGTTTGAGCCGGTCGAAACGACCTATTCGAAATGGCTATAAGGGATAAATCATGGTTGCAGCAGCAGTAGGGATCGGCGCGGCTGTCGCCGGGACGGCGGGCGCCGCCATGAGTTCCAGCGCGTCAAGGAGTGCCGCGAGCAAGCAGGCGGATTCAGCCAACTATGCGGCACAGTTGCAAAACGATCAGTATCAGCAGAACGTCGATAACCTGAAGCCGTTTACGGACTTCGGCAAGAACAATATTGACAGTCTGCAATCGCTGCTCAATAACCCGGCGCTGACACAGGGTTTCTATTACGACAAGTTCAGCGCGCCAACGGCGGCACAGGCTCAACAGACGCCGGGCTATCAATTCACGCTCGATCAGGGGCTGAAGGCGACGCAGAACAGCGCGGCGGCTCGCGGGCTTGGCACGTCTGGAGCGGCCCTCAAAGGGGCGGCTAACTACGCGACCGGCCTTGCAGACTCGACATACAACGACGTCTACAACAGGGCGCTGCAAAGCTACAACACGAATTTCAACAGTTCTTTGAGCCAGTACAACACGAACCAAAGCGTATTGGGCAACCAGATCAACCGCCTGCAAACGGCTGTGCAGACGGGCCAGAACTCGGCGGCAATGACGGCGCAGCAGGGCACAGCGGCAGCAGCCAATGCGGGCAACTATCTGACGAGCGGGGCGAATGCGATTGCGGCGGGTCAGGTTGGCTCTGCGAATGCGCTGTCTAGCGGCCTGAATAGCATTTCTAATGGCGCGATGATGTATGGGCTTATGCAGAACAACGCGGGCGGCGGCGCAGGAAGTGCGGCATCAGCCGGCGTTCCCGGTTGGACTCCAGCAGGCAGCTAAGGAAAACGAATGGCACTTGACACCAGCATCGCCCTGAATGCGAACGCGCAGCAGCCGACTAACCCGCTTCAAACTGCGTTGCAGATTGCGCAGTTCCGGGCATATAACGCGAATGGTCTTGCGGCGCAACAGGGGCTTGCCGCTAATCGCGCCATCTCTAGCGCATACCAGCAGGCGACCGACCCTACGACGGGCAAAGTCGACAATAACAAGCTGATGGGGATTATTAGCCAAGACCCCGACGCGGGGTTTAAGCTAGGCGAGGTAGTTCAAAGCATCAACACTCAGAAGCAGCAAGAGGCCACGCTCGACACGACGCGCCTCGATCAAGCGCAAAGAGCGCAGGGCGCGCTTCGTTCCGGCATGGGTTCATTGCTCACGAAACCGGATCTATCACCGGCCGACATTCAAGGTTTCGTCGGAACGATGGTGAAAGCCGGCGCAATTCCGCAGCAAGTCGCGGAAGCGGAGTTGCAGAGCATGCCGCAAGATCCGGCGCAAATTCGACCTTGGCTCGCGCAACATTTCAACTCGGCGCTATCTGGCGAGCAGCAGCTTGCCAACATGAAGCCGCAATTCGCGCAAGTCAACACCGGGCCGGCGACTGTTGCAGTCAACCAGAACCCGAATGCGATCGGCGCAAACGGTCAGCCGATGGGCGTCGGATCTGTTGGCTATACAGTCGGCAACGGTCTTTCCCCTGCCGATGCGGCGGCGCAAGTTCCGGTTATCAACCCGGACGGAACGCCCGGCACGCGCAGCAAGGCAAGTGTTCTGCAAGAGCAGGGTTACGGCGACGCGCTTCCTGCTGGCTTCAAGAGTAACGGGCGCTACGGCGCGGCTAATGGCGGCGTCGTCACGACTGGCCCGGCTCCAGGCGTCGCAGACGCCAATCAGAAGGCGAACGCGGCGGGCGGCGATATGCTCGTTGCGGATCAGCAATCCAACGCTCAGTCTGGAACGCGCATCAACATGCTCCAGAACGCATCTACGGCACTGGCTAACGCGCAGACTGGCACGGGCGCCGACAAGCTCAACGCGGTTCGCGGCGTAATTGCCACGCTCGGCGGACCTGCTGACAAGGTGGCGTCCTACGACGAGGCGAATAAGTACCTCACGCAGTACGCGCAGACCAAAGCGGCATCGTTCGGGCACGGTACGGACTCGCAGCTCGCAGCAGCGCTTGCCGGAAACGGCAACACGAAGATCAGCAACCTGGCAGCGCAAGACGTGGTTAAGGTCAATCTCGGCCTAGAGCGCATGGAGCAGGCACGCATGAAGGCGTGGGAAAGCGCTGGCCTGCAACCTTCGCAATACGGACAGTGGAAATCGCAATGGGGATCGCAGGTTGATCCGCGCGTGTTCGTTGCCGATCAGATGGAGCCGACCAAGATTCAAGGCATGGTCAAGGGCATGAACCCGAAAGAGCAGGCAACGTTCCGCACGCAATACAACTGGGCGGTTCAGAACGGCTTTATCAACGGACCTCAGTAATGGCGAACTATGACGATGTTTTCGAGGCTGCGGGCAAGCAATACAACGTAGACCCGAAACTTCTGAAAGCCATGATGGTGCAGGAAAGTTCGGGCAACCCGAACGCCGTATCTCCGAAGGGCGCGGCCGGACTCATGCAGTTGATGCCGGCGACCGCGAAGGAAATGGGCGTGACGAACCCGAACGATCCGACCCAAAACATCATGGGCGGCGCTCGGTATATGTCGCAAATGCTCGACAAGTACGGCGACGTGAATACCGCTCTCGCAGCCTATAACGCGGGTCCGGGCGCTGTCGATAAGGCGGGTGGCATCCCGAATTTCCCGGAAACGCAAGGCTACGTCAAGCGCATTTCCGCCAACTATCAAGGAAAGCCAATGGCGCAATCCACGCTTCCCGGCCTGCCGCCCACGGCCGATAGCGCATCGGCGGGCAGCGACCCGTTTAGCAAGCTAATGGGCGGGTCGACGACGGCCGCAGCCCCGTCCGCCCCTGCCGCTGATGGTGATCCGTTTAGCAAGCTCATGGCGACGAAGCCTGATGCGCAGCCGGCGCAAGCATCGCAGCCGCCTAGCGGCGATGTACCGCAAGGACAGTGGCATGCGCCCGGCGCCGTGACAATGGGTATCGGCGACGTTATTAAGGGTGGCGTTCAATCGATGGTGCATGGCGGCGCATGGCTCGCGAACAAGATTGCGCCCGACTCGCAGTTCGCCAAGGACATTACTGCGGCGGTCCCGCAAGTCGATCAGACAATTACATCGCAAGATGCGCAGTACGCGCAGCAACGAGCGGCGCAAGGCGGGACGGGCGTTGATCTCGGGCGCGCGGCCGGCAACGTCATCGGCAGTCTTCCGATGGCGGCATTGCCTAGCGGCGCAGGCGGTGGATTGCTTGCGAAAGCTGGCGCAGGCGCTTTATCGGGACTTGCGAGCGCAGCGGCAACGCCTGTCGTAAATGCGGGCGATAACTACGCGCAGCAGAAGGCGATGCAGCTCGGCACTGGCGCAGCAGTAGGCGCTGTCGCCAATCCGCTCGTTAGCGCGATCGGTGGCGCTGTCGCTCCGAAGATCGGAGAAGCGCAAAAGAAGTTGCTCGATGCTGGCGTCCCCCTCACGCCAGGCCAGATCAAAGGCGGAAATTGGGCGAAAGTCGAAGATATGGCGACGAGCCTGCCGGGTGTTGGCAATGTCGTTCGAAACGCACAGCAACGTTCGCTTCAGGGATACAACAGCGCGACTTACGACAAGGTTCTTGAGCCGCTCGGCGTGAAGTTCGCGGATGTTGCAAACGGCGCGAAGACGGGCAGCGAAGGCGTCGCAGCGGTCAAGAAGACGATTTCTGACGCATACGACAATACGTTGTCGCAGATGACGTTCAAGCCTGACGGCCAGTTTCAGCAGGGATTGCAAAGCCTGGCGTCGATGGCTCAATCGCTGCCGGCGACCGAGCAGAAGCAGTTCCTTGACACGCTGCAACGGCAAGTTGCGGGCAAGATCAACCCGCAAACCATGTCGATGGATGGTGCGACGCTCAAGGAAGTGCAGGGCGAACTCGGGCGCCTGTCTCGCGGCTGGTCTAGTGACCCGTCTGTCGACAAGCGCAACCTTGGCGCCGCGGTTGGCGAAGTCAAGAACCTGATCGAGCAATCGCTTGGTCGGACTAACGCGCCAGAGTTGGCGGAGTCGCTAAAGAGTGCAAACGCCGCATATGCAAACTATGCGCGCTTGCGTGGCGCTGCCGCATCGACGGGTGCTATGAATAACGACGGCGTGTTCACCGCCGCACAGTTGCAGAGCGCGGTGCGCGGGGCGGATAAGTCGGTAGGCAAGGGCGCGACCGCAACGGGCAACGCACTGATGCAAGACTGGTCTAGTGCGGGCCAAAGCGTTCTAGGCAATAAGTACCCCGATTCAGGTACGGCGGGGCGCTCGATGCTCGGCTACCTGCTCGGCGGTGGCGCTTTCGCCGCTCCCGGCGCAATCCTGCCGACGCTAGCCGCTGCGGGCGCGGCTTCGCTCCCGTACACGCAAGCTGGCGGCAAGCTGGCGACGATGCTACTTACGCAGCGTCCTGCGGTCGCGGTCCCAATAGGGAATGCGCTTTCCCGCTACGGCGTCCCACTCGCCGCGCCGACGGGCAATGCGCTCGTCAATGCGGTCACAGGCCCTTAGACACCATGCCTTGATGCGCGGATAAGCGACTGACAAAGCCGCAATGCAGGCGGCGGTGAAGATTAGCCGCCAAAACTGATCGCTATTCATTTTTTCCCCTCGACCCCGCCTAGTGCGGGGTTTTTTTATTGAGGCACGCATGCAGCTTATACCCAATGCAAAGCAGCAGTTTATCGACCAAAACGGTTCGCCGCTTGCAAATGGTACTGTCGGATTCTACGCCCCCGGCACGTTAAATCCAAAGACTACTTATCAGGATGCGGCCGGCACCATTGCCAACACGAATCCGGTGCAGCTCGACAGCCGTGGCCAAGCCTTGATATGGGGTTCGGGCGTCTTTCGCCAGATCGTCAAAGACTGCAACGGCGTCACGATTTGGGATCAGATCACCGAAGACTCCAATTCCGGTCTGTCGGGAAACATTACTGACGCGAAATTCGCCGCTGGCGCTGATTTCACGCCCGGCACGACGACAACCCTGCCGCTTCCTATCTCGCCCGGCGCGTCGTCGAACATGTGGGTCTTCTTCGACGCGGCTTATCAGGCTGACGATCAGTATTCAGTCAACGGAACGACGCTCACCTTCAACACGCCCATCCCGGTTGGTATTCAAGAGGTCAACGTAAAGATCGGTACGACGATCGCCATTGGTACGCCGTCTGATGGAACCGTTACTGACGCGAAAATTTCGTCGGGCTCCATGCTCTACGACCGCATCTACAGGCAGAAGACGGTGCGCGACTACGGCGCAAAGGGCGACGGCGTCACCGACGACAGCGCGGCGTTTCAGGCGGCGATCAATAGCGGTGTTGTGCGAATCCCCTACAGTGCGAATGGCTACAAGATCAACACCGCGCTCAATGCGACCAACCGCGATTTTCTGACGATCGAAGGCGTCGGAAACAGCGCTCCACAATGGGGACTAGCGTACCAGCCGCCGATTCAGGGAAGTGTAATTATCGCGAATACGGGCGGCTACCTTCTCGATATCACCGGCTCGAACAACGTCACGCTTCGGAATTTCACGATTTCGTCAGCGTTCCAGATCAACCCGACGATGTGCGCGAATCCGTCGACGGTCGGCATCGTTGGCGGAACGTCGTCCGATAATTCTCGCCTTGGAAGCCCTGGCGGGAGCGGGTACTACTTCGAGAACATCACGGTCGCGATCGCGAATGTGACCGCTTCGACGCCAATCTACATCAATAACGGCAATCTCGGAAAGTACATCAACGTCAACACGCTCGGCCGATATGGGCTTTGTCTGACGATGAATAACCCGCTCAGTGCGGTGCCGCCATATACCAGCTTCGGCACGCTGTCAGCGAGCGACGGCAACTACATCGCAGGCGGGTACTTTGCCGGTTACGGTCATAACCCTGTTCTGTATTTGGAACAGGCGAATGATCTTCAGATCGACCAGAGCTATGTCGTCTACGTGGCTGGCGCCGGCACTTCGCCGTATCCCGGTCCTGGCTACGCGGTGTACATAAAAGACTGCACCGATGTGCGCGCCAAAATCGAGATGGATTACTTCCCGTATCTGTTTTGGATGGACGGCATAAATATCGGAGTTGAAATAAGCGGCATCGCATATGCCGGAACGACCCCCATTCCCGCGTCATCGCCGGGAATCGGGTTCTTCAACGGCGCGCAGGTGAAGAACTGCAAGTTAAACGTGATGCCGATCGGAGCATTCGCGAATAACAACTTCCACTACGCAACGGTCAGCGGATCGGCGCCAACGATGAACTCGATCATAAACTGCGACTTCTATTTCGACACTTTAGTTTCGCCTAATGTTGCGTTTTTCGATCTGAGCAACGTCAACCCGCTCCCGTTCTTTAACAACACATTCAGGGGTAACGGCGACCTGACCGTTGGCACTACGCCCATGACATTTCAGGTTAATGGCGCTGGCGCGTCTGGCTCGCAGCATCGCACTTGGATGAATGGCCTTCGACAAGGAACTGCATAAATGAAAAAGATCTTTTCTCTCGTTGTTCTGCTGGCGTCTGGCATCGCTTCGGCGGCCACGCTTGTTCCTGTCCAGCTTTTGAACCCGGTCGGGTCAACGGCTGGCCAAATGCTCGTGTCGAGTGGCGCGTCGACGGCGCCAACGTGGAGTAGTTCGGTTTCCGCGATCACCTCAACCGGCCAGACCAACCTTATCAATACTTCAAATGGTTCGGCAATTCAAAAGCTGACCGGGAATGGTGCCACGACCCCGAATAAGTTTATCGGAGTTTTGAACGGCCTACTTACTATTTACAGCAGCAATGGAGCAACTCAGCTTCTTGCGCTGGATGACTCAGGTAATGCCTTGTTCACCGGATCGGTAGCGGCGTCGCAG